AGCTAATGTTGTAAAAAAAGAAGAAAGTCAACTACCTGCACTAAGTCTGGATTTGATGGAAGGGGACGCACACAGCGGACTTGAAAACATTTCGCAAGACGACTTAGCGACACCAAGACTAAAAGTCTTGATGCAGTTATCACCAGAACTTGAAGATCTTGAAGGTGCAAAAGCCGGAATGATTTATAATACAGTGACTAGCGATTTGTATGATGGATCAACAGGTATTCGTGTTCTACCATGTGCGTATCAACGTCAATACGTTGAATGGGCTGACAGAGGTCAAGGATCGGGTGCACCGATAAATGTCTATGATGCTTCTAGCGACATCTTGACTAAGACTACGCGTGATGAAAACAACAAGGACCGTTTGGATAACGGTAACTATGTTGAAACGTGTGGTAACCACTATGTGCTACTCGTTACAGAGCAAGGGGATGCTACTCCCGCTTTGATAACTATGAAAGCTACACAGCTTAAAAAGAGTAGAAAGTGGAACTCTATGTTACTTAACCTAAAACTAAATGGTAAGAATGGATTGTTTACTCCACCTTCTTACAGCCACTACTATCGCCTTAAAACTACCAAAGAAGGTAATGATAAAGGCAACTGGTGGGGTTGGGAAGTTAGTAGAGAATCTCAACTTGAAGATGCAAACCTTTATAGTATCGCTAAAGCATTTGCTGAAAGCGTGAACAAGGGTGAAGTTAAAGTCAAGTATGAAGAAGAGTCTTCTACAGGTGAACAAAAGGTTCCATTTTAACTAACACGGGGCGGGCAACCGCCCCTTTAATTTTAGAGGTAATATGGAAGAAAGAGTACAGAAGTTTAAGAGCATATTCTATGGATTGGACCGTGCCTATGGTCAATATAAAAGTGATGGGCAACAGATAAATGGCAAGGCAGGGGGTAAAGCTTTTATAAAGAAAGCACCTGTGACAGATCAATTGTGGATAGATCACATAGAAGGTAAAGACCCTAGTCTTGGTATTATACCAATACGTGATGATTCAACATGTATATGGGGTTGTATAGATATAGATACATATCCACTAGACCACAAAAAAATAGTTAGAAAAATTAGAGATTTAGAACTACCCCTTGTGATGTGTAGATCAAAGAGTGGTGGTGCACACGTATTTTTATTTACAAAAGAACCCGTGCAAGCGAAGCTAATGCGTGATAAACTACAAGAATGGGCAGGAGAACTAGGTTATGCAAATTGTGAAATATTTCCAAAACAAATTGAAATACAAGCGGATCGTGGAGACACTGGAAACTTTCTTAATCTTCCCTATCACGGTGGTGATGATTCTATGCGTCATGGCTATAGCGACGATGGCGTGGCTGTTACTCTTGATGATTTCTTTTCTTTATATGACACTCATTGTACGACCGAAAAAAGTCTAAAAGAGTTTAAAGTAAAAAGAAAGAACGACATAGAATTAAGTGATGGTCCACCTTGTTTGTCAACATTGATGTCACAAGGTATACCACCCGGCGGAAGAGATAACACATTGTATCAATACGCTGTATATGCAAAAAAGAAATGGCCAGAAGAATGGTCAACAAAGGTGGAGGAGTTTAATTACAAGTATATGGAAACACCGCTACCGGCACAACAAGTTTTAAAAACAATAAGACAACATGAGAAAAAAGATTATCAATACAAATGTAAAGACCAACCTATGTGTGCAGTGTGTTCACAAAACTTATGCAGAGGTAAACAGTATGGTATTGGTAATAACTTTCAACATCAAGTGAGTGATTTAACAAAGTATGAAAGTGATGAATCGACTTGGTTCTTAAATATAGACGGTAGAAGATTAAAATTGTCGACAGATCAATTGTATAATCAACATAAATTTAGACAAGCATGTATGAATGAAATAAATGTAATGCCCAACATGATGAGACCTAATGATTGGGATAGTAGATTACAAGCATTACTTGATAGTGTTGAAGTTATACAGATGCCACATGAGATTACAAAGACAGGTAGATTTGAAAGTTTACTAGAACGTTTCTTAGAAGATCAAGGAATAGCAGAACACATAGATGAAATAGATATGGGTAAAGCATTGTTTGAAGAAAAAGAATATGAAGAAAAAGAAGGTAAAGTAAAAAGAGAAACAGCATACTTTAAATCAGATTGGTTGCAGAAGTTCTTGAAAAAGAACGATTTTAAAGACTTTACACCAACACAGATGTTGGCACACATAAGAAGTAAATTGAACGGCGGGGATGGTAGAAGAAAAATAAAAGGTAAAACAGCTTACTTGTGGTATGTACCTTGGACAAGAAAAAACAACGACGACTTTGAAACACCAGACATGGGAGAGGAGACACCATTCTAATGGATAGAAATATTATTTTTGGTCCGCCGGGTACAGGTAAGACAACGCACTTACTACGCATTGTAGAAAAGGAGTTGCGTGAAAATAAAGTTGCGCCTCACAAGATTGCTTATCTTGCTTTTACAAATCAAGCGGCAGATGAAGCATTGTCTCGTGCTATCTCACAACTAAACTTTAACACAAAAGATTTTATAAACTTTCGTACACTACATAGTTTAGCATACAGAGAGTTACATTTAAAAGATGAAAACATCATGAGTGATGATGATTATGATTTTGTATCTAATAAGTTACAAATAAAATTAAGTAATCCAAATGATAAAGTAAAAAAGTATGGTGCAGGTTTTCCAGATGATGTGTTTATGCAAGTGATTGACGGTGCAAAGATAAGAGGATTAACAACAGAAAACTTTTTTAATGATCCTAGTATAGGACATCTTGAGGGTGGATTAAAAAAATTAAAATACATTGATAAGTCATTAATAAAATACAAAAGAGAAAGAAATAAGTATGACATGACAGACATGATTGTTGACTTTAATAAGAAACATTATGATACTATGCCAAACTTTGAAGTTGTTATCATTGATGAAGCACAGGACCTTAGTTGGTTGCAATGGAAAATGGTTGAGCGTATTGTGAGTAAAGCAGAACGTGTGTATGTAGCGGGTGATGATGATCAAGCAATCTATCGTTGGGCGGGTGCAAGACCAGAGTTCTTGATGAATATGGAAGGCACTAGAACAATACTAAATAGATCGTATCGTCTTGCAGAATCTATACACGCAAAAGCAAACAAATTAATTAAACGTGTAAGTGATAGAGTAGATAAAGAATGGACAGCACGCGAAGAGAAAGGACAAGTAAATATACATCCTGTAGAACAATTACAAAAAATGAAAGAAGGACAATGGCTTATACTAGCAAGAGACGGATATAGATTAGATAAACTAGAAGATGAATTAAGAATATATGGATATTTTTTTGAACGCGGGGATAGAACTTCTATCAATAAACGTGTGCATGAAGCCATTCTTGCATGGGAAGATGTACGAAAAGGTAAAGAGTTAGATATAAAAAGAGTAAAGTATTTTTATAATTATGTGAAGACCGGTGATGGTGTTGATAAAAAATTTAAAGCGATGAAAAGTGTAGATAAAGATAAAATGTTTACCTTTGATATGTTGAAAGAAAATTATGGATTAAAATTAAATAAAGAATTACCTTGGTTTGAAGCTTTAGAAAATTTAGAGCCACACAAGAAAACTTATGTACGTATGTGTTTACGTCGTAAAGAAAACATTAGACGCGCACCACGGATCAAACTATCAACGATACATGGATCAAAAGGTGGGGAGTCAGATAATGTTATGTTACTTACAGATTTAACTCGTAAGGCTGATGAGCAGTATTGGTCACAACGAGATGAAGAGCGACGTGTATTCTATGTGGGAATGACGCGTGCAAGAAACACTCTGAACATTGTGCGATCACAAACAGACAGAGAATTTTCGGAGGCATTTTAATGTTTACAATAGACACTGCATTAAAACAAGTTGGTGTAACAGAAAAGCAAGTGCGACGAATACGTGCAGAGTTACCAAAACTTAATCGTGAGAAAGTTGATCATCATTTAAAAATATTATTACTTGATTTACAACTCTTACAAAATGATTTAAGGTCCATCAAACCAAAGGAGAAAGATGAGAACTAGAGAATATTTAGATACAGCGGCAAAGATAGTTACTGGTCAACGTCAACATGATTACGGTGATAAGTATCAAAACCATGATAACATTGCAAGGTTATGGAGTGCGTATTTAGATTATAATATATCTGCACACGATGTAGCTATATGTATGATGCTTGTAAAGGTTGCAAGACTAAAACATAGAACTACTGAGGATTGCTACATAGACATGGCGGGATATGCGGCGATTGCGGGTGAAATAAACGATAGGAAAAATGATGACACAGATACCACTGTTTCAACCTCCAAGTGAATGGACACCACCAGAGACAGTTCCTAATCTCTCAGAAGCGAAAGAGATAGCTGTCGACTTAGAAACATACGATCCAGACATTAAAACAAATGGTCCGGGTTGGGCTATTGATAATGGATATATAGCAGGTGTTGCTATTGCCGTCGAAGGTTGGAAAGGGTATTTTCCTATACGTCATGAAGGTGGTGGTAACTTTGATGAAGCCATACTCAAAAGACAAATACAAAAGGTCATGGACCTACCGTGTGATAAAATATTTCATAACGCCGCTTACGATGTAGGGTGGCTACGTTGGTGGGGTGTAGAAGTAAAAGGTAAAATTATAGATACCTTGATTGCCGCGCCACTTATAGATGAAAATAGATTTAGATATTCACTTAACGAGTTAGGTAAAGATTATCTCAAAGATACAAAGTCAGAAGCATTATTATACGAAGCCGCAAAAGAATGGGGTGTTGATGCGAAAGCAGAAATGTACAAGCTACCCGCTATGTATGTTGGTCCATACGCTGAACAGGACGCGGATCTTACACTTAAATTGTGGCAACATTTTTCCCTT